GCGATTTGTTAGGTTTAGGGAACGCTGCCTCTGTACTTTCTGACATGAGCGGAATTTATTTCGTCAGTATCGGCGGCATGATTTCAGTATGGTTCGGCTCAGTCGCTTACACCAACACGAAAAACGGAGGTGTTAAATGACAGTTGACGTAAAAAAAGTCTATGAAGAGATATCTTCAGATGAAGGTAAGATCTTGCACAAATATCTCTGTTCAGAATCTCATCCCACCATTGGGATCGGACATAAAGTTTTGAATACTGATGCGGAGGCTGATCTTCCAATACACGATGCTTACGAGGAAGTCTCTGAAGAAGAGTGTATCAGCGAGGGCAGGTGCTACGAATTGTTCCAGCAAGATGTTCAGATTGCTATAGACGGTTGTCGTCAGATTTATGACAACTGGGAAGAGCTACCACAAGAAGCCCAGCACGTTTTAACAAATATGTGCTTCCAACTTGGTCAGGGTGGGTTGAGCAAGTTCAAGAATTTTAAAATCGCTGTTGAAGATTATCAATGGCAAAGGGCTTCTGAAGAAATGCTTGATTCCAGATGGAGTCAACAGACTCCTGAACGGGCGCAACGTTTGTCAGAACGAGTAGCGGCATTAGGAGATTGAAATGCCATTACAGCCTTTAGATTTTAAACCAGGTATTAATAAAGATAGCACCAGTTATACAGCTGAAGGTGGTTGGTTCGATGGTAACCTCGTTCGTTTTAGAAAAGGGTTTGCTGAAAAGATAGGCGGCTGGCAGAAATATATTCTTCCTTCTTATGAAGGCACCGGAAGAAAACTACACAACTGGGTTAACTTAGCTGGAACAAAGTTACTTGGATTGGGAACTAGCTTTAAACTTTATCTCCAGGATGGCTCTGTATATAACGATATCACACCAATCAGATCTACTACTGCTGCCGGAGATGTGACGTTTGCTGCAGTTGATGGATCTTCAACACTTACAGTATCTGATACTTCTCATGACGCAGCACAAAATGATTTTGTGACATTCTCTGGCGCAGTGAGCTTAGGTGGAAATATTACAGCTGATGTTCTTAACCAGGAATATCAGATCGTCGCTATCTCTACTGCCAATGCTTATACAGTCATTGCAAAAGATACAGATGGCGATGAGGTAACTGCCAACTCCAGTGATAGCGGTAATGGCGGAGGGTCCATTGTTGGTACATATCAATTAACTGTCGGTCTTGATGTATTTGTTGGCAGCACAGGATTTGGTGTAGACACTTTTTCTAGCTCAACGTGGGGGTCTACTTCTTCTCTGGCTGCAAACAATCAATTGCGTTTATGGTCTATGGATAACTTTGGCGAAGATCTTATTGCCAATCCCAGGGCAGGCAATGTTTATTATTGGGATAATACAAGCGGTACTTCAGTGCCAGCCGTTACATTAAGTAGTTTATCTGGATCTAATCTAGCGCCAACCAGGGGGCTTCAGGTTATTGTCTCAGATGTAGACAGACACGTTATTGTTATGGGTGCAGATCCTATAGAAAGTGGTGCCAGATCTGGATCTATAGACCCTTTGTTAATTGCTTTTTCAGACCAAGAGAATGTTACAGACTGGGAGCCTCGTTCAGATAATACGGCAGGTTCTCTCAGATGTTCTGCCGGGTCAGAAATTGTTGGCGGCTTACGAGCTCGACAAGAAACATTGATATGGACTGATGCTGCGTTATACAGCTTACAGTTTATAGGACCGCCATTGACATTTGGTATTAATATTATTAATGAAGGAGTAAGTTTACTTGGTCCTAACTGTGCAGTTAATACGCCTGCTGGTGTATTCTGGATGGATAGAAAAGGATTTTATCGTTATGCAGGTACAGTGCAGACTGTTCCATGTACTGTTCAATCCTATGTTTATGATGACTTTAATCAGTTTCAATCATCCCAATTCTTTGGCTTTGTTAACAAAGAGTTTGATGAAGTAGGGTGGTTTTATTGTTCTTCTTCGGCAACTGTTATTGATCGTTATGTAACATTCAACTACGCAGAAAGTAATTGGTCTATTGGTCAGTTGTCCAGGACAGCCTGGCTAGATGAAGGTATTTCTAACACTCCTATTGCCGCAGGCAAAATTAGTTCTACATCATATCTCTATAGCCATGAAGTTGGTAATGATGCTGACGAATCTCCTATGACTTCAGTCTATATCCAGTCTGGAGATTTTGATATCGGGGATGGAGAAGACTTTCAATTTATTAGACGCATGATTCCTGACGTTGATTTCAATGGTAGTGGAGGGGCTGGTCAGGCTATGACTGCTGTTCTGAAAGTGAGAGATTATCCTGGTGATTCTTTTACCACGGACCAAACTAGTTCTTTTACAGACAGTACTACCAAGATAGATATGAGGGCCAGAGGCAGACAAGTTGCTTTGAGATTTGAATCTGAAGATCAAGGTGTAGGATTTAAGCTAGGTAGAACTAGGCTAGATCTACAGCCTAATGGGAAAAGATAATGGGGAAGCTTCTGCAAACACAATTGCCCACTGCCATGGAGCAGAACGTAACGTCTGATACGTTCAATCGTGCTATCAGGGTGCTCGAGCTTAACCTCAATGCCGTTGATGTGGACCAAACCCCTCAATTTAACCAGGCTATCATTGATCAATCGAAGTTCAGGAACGGGGATATTATCTGGAATACCACTCTGCAAGAGCTTCAGGTTTTTGACCAGGATTCATTTAAGACCATATCCTACACATCCCGTACACTGGTGGCTACAGCCAGTGTGGGAACAGTCCAGGTCACTGCCAGTGGGAATATCACAGTAGAGGTGGGAGAATGACAAAGAGATGTTGGGGGAGTAGAATTCTACCGGGATACAGTACCCTCTTGAAAGGTGGAGGCGTTAGATAATGATTGAAGGGTATTTTTTACCACAAGCTGGAGGTGACCCTGGACCAAGTGGGTATCGAGATAGTGGTTACATGGGGCATACAGGATCAACTTCCCCATTTAATCCTCAAGGAGGTATTGTAAATTTAGGGAACGAGTTAGGTGGTTCCTTAACTCCTAGCAATCTTCAGTTAGAAAATTATATGGCTCCCGTTCAAGAAGGTATAAATCAACAAGTCTCATCTGGCGGCATTGGAAACTTACAGGGTAACGCGGCGAATACAAATAACGCGGCTGCGAATTCTTCAGAAGAACAACTACAAACATTAATCAATTATCTCACGAGTTTGTCTGAAGAAGAATTTTCAGAAATCATGGGATACGACGACATTAATCCATTCGAGCTAATTAGCCGTATGGGGAGCGGCTACACTCCTAGTTGGGGTGATAGTAGAGCAGATAGTGCTAGAAGCTGGGGGGATGACGTTGCTACGGACTGGGGAACTATAAGGTGGGATCTCTTAGATCCTGTATTTACAGGTGGCGATTTATCTCAACAAATGATTATTGGGGCGCTTAGTCGGGAATTAAACAGAAGGTTGCAACAGCAAGGACATGACACAGGGATTGACGACGGTTCTCAACAGCAGCCAGACGGTTCTCAACAGCAAGACGACGGTTCTCAACAACCAGATACTTCATCCGAAGATAATGATTTTTTAATGGGGATGCAGCAATCATGGGAAGAAGACCCAACGAATGTGCTTGGAGAAAATGACAACGAATGGAATTGGTTCGAGGACTGGTACAGAAAATTTAGGATGATGAGGGGATTAGATCCCTATTGGAGATTTAAAGATACGTGGTTTGGGCGTATCTTTGACTTTATTTGGGACGGCGTACAGTGGGTCGTCAAAAAGAAAGATAAGAAAGATGATAAAGAAGAATTTCCAGAATCTGGTACAAACACACAAATCCCTGGGAAAGAAAATCCCTGGGATGTAGGTACAAATCCGCTCCCAGAAACAGACGTTATAAGTGAAGCCCCAGGCACTATAGATACAACAGGTAGTCAGCATCCAGATGCTGATACCTTGCCTGAAATTATAGAAATCGCCACAAAAGGCAAAGAATACTGGGATGGATTAAATAAAGCCCAGCAAGATGCTTTTAGACAAACTGCACCTTCCCTTCCGAAAGGGCTTATCCCGCCTTGGCTGTTACCTCTACTGGGGTTAGCTGCTCTTTCTCAAACCGGAGGTAGTGGATCTGGCATAGGAGATCCTACTTCATTACAGGAAGCTGCATCCCGTAGAACTATGCAAATATATGGTGACGCTGATCTATTTGATCCAAGGGGTGGGTCACCCTTGACAAAAATGGACCCTCGCTTCAAGAACCTTCAATCCTTTATGCCAGCAAATGAAGTTCCTGACTTTAATTTGGGGTACAGGGGAATGCCCGGCCAGTTGTATGCAAATTACCAGGGCATTGGACCACTGGGGACAGCCGGACCTCAAGGAAATATATCGGCTACACAGCCATTAAATCAGGGCGGCACATTCCAACCACCTCCGCCGCAACAAAACTATGTCCCTGTTAATCAGCAAGGTGGAATACCAGGTGTATTGCCTTTCAATAACCTGCAATTTGTTGCAGGTGGCGGCGAAGCGAATTTTCCCAGAAGGAATGGACAGATATCTGGACTAGGTACAGAGACTTCAGATGATATACCCGCCATGCTTTCTGATGGTGAGTTTGTTGTTAATGCAAAAGCGGTCAGAGGTATCGGTAATTTGATGGGTAAAAGACCAAAGAGTAAAGCTGCCCAAAGAAGAGAGGGGGCAAGAGCTATGTATGAATTGCAGAAAAAGGGTGAACGAGCAGCGGGAATGAGAGGACATCCATAATGAGTATTTTTGATTCAGATACTGATATTATTGATACAACACAGCCTTATGTTCTTCCGTTTTCAGAAAAAACATTTGCTGATCCCGCAACAGAATATAGTGCTCGACAATTATTGTCAGCTTATTTTGGTGGCCCAGGACAGCCTGGGCTTTTAAGCCAGCCAATACCTGTTCCATTACAGCAAACCGCAGGTCTAGGCCCCCTTGAAATTCTCGCAAGGAATATGGCGGGTGGACTGGGCGGGTTTGGCCCACAACTCAACATGGCGCAGCAATATTACGCGCAAAGCGGCATGGGTTATAACCCATGGTCGGCTCAGTCCTTTATGAATCCCTACATGCAGAATGTTTATCAGCCTCAGATGGATGAGATCAGTCGGCTGGGGGAAGAACAGAAGAGAGGCGCAAGAGCGCGTCAAGTCCAGTCGGGTGCCTTCGGTGGTTCCAGGGGTGCTGTTCAGGAAGCAGAGATAGATAGAAGTGTTCTAGATAAACAAGCTCAGTTAGGTGGAGATCTGCTATACAAAGGCTATGGCGATGCCATGGATCGTTCTATGTCTGGCTTTGAAAATATGCAAGGCAGAAGAGCGGGTGCTGCTCAAGGTATTGCCGGGTTAGGTCAACAAGGATTTGACATGTTGTCTGGACAGATAGGCATGCTGGGTAATCTTGGTCAATCTGGTCGAGGTATCCAGGATTCAGCATTTGCAAATCAATATAAAGCTGCAACTCAACTGGCTGATGAACCATACATGAGACTGTCACGAGGCCAGCAAATGCTGGGTGGATTGGCTCCGTTCTTGCCTAGCTATCAATCTGGTTTTAAAAGCGGAGCAGGTGAATATCAGGCCAATCAAGTTCCGAGTTCATTCTCACAAGGCTTGGGTGCAGTACTTGGTATCGGCAGTCTATTCGGACTCTTTTAAGTAGGGACAACAAATGATTTCTGACATATACAATCGACCTATGTTCCAGACTCCAGAGCGACGGGCTGGCGGAGGCATCATGGCTGGCGTTGCTCCCATTAATCAGTTCATGGGACCGATGAGATTAGCAGATGGTGACTTTATTGATATGGATGCAATAAAGACAGGAACAAGTAAATGGTGGGACGAATCTGGTATTAATCCTGATCATTGGGAATTTGCAGACCTACCTAGTATTTCTCTTGAAGAAGGTGCCGACAAACCTATAAGAATTAATGTTCCTACTGGAGAAGGAACTTTTCTTAGTTATGATAAGACAGAAGAAGGATCAGGGCTTAATGCTAGAGATATAACTGACATTCTTATCTTTGATCCTGAAGACCCTGTTGATACAGCTATTGCTGCCGCTGCTGCAGCAATGATAGTTTTTCCTCCTGCCGAAATAGCTGTAGGATTGGCAAAGCTAGGATATACAGGAGTAAAAGCTACAAGAGCCATAGCCAGAGCTACTGGTCTTCAGAAAAAATTATTCCCAGACGGTAAGTTAATAGGTTCATCAGTTGATAAATTATCAAAAGGCTTGGGAGATGCTGCAAAATGGTGGGACAAAAATAGTCCCTTCTTAGGTAAGAGATGGTCTGCAACTGATGAAACAGGTGGACTCTCTAATTTTCTTTTTAGAAACAGAATTGCTCCCAGTAAAGTGCCTGATACTGTGTGGGATACAGTTAAAGGAAGAACCGCACAATATCAAACAAATAGAATTTTAGGTGAGGCAGGCGAGCTCATTGATGAGAATGTAGATTTTAGCATGATCCCTTCTGCACAAGCTTCAGAACCGGGTAATATTTTAACAGAAGAAGTTATTCAAGAACTTGAAAAAGATAATACGCCTCAAGAAGATGCTGGCGGCATAGAGACTTTGATTACAGAAAGCGGTGTAGAAAGAGGCGGTACACCACTTCGTCCAGAATATTTTGAAGAAGAGAAAATTGAAGAAGGCGGCATCACTAGTTTGCCAACTAGTATTTGGCAAGCACGAGATAAGAATGTTAAGTCTCCGACCTTTATGCGTGATGGCGTACCCAAGGCAGCAGTAACTGTAGAAGATGTAGAAGAGTCGGGGCTTGGCTCACTGCAAAATTATCTTAACGCCATGGATTTTGATGAAGACTTAGGACAATACATCAAAAGAGTTGAAGCAGAAAATAAAGCCAGTGGCGGCATCATGCGTTTGGCGCAAGGCTCAGGGAAAACTGGAGTTATTATTAAAGGACTTGATGAACTAGCGGAGCTTGGCAAACAAATTTTAAAAGCTGCTAAGAATTCTGATCTTGATGAGTTAGCTAAACTAGAAAGAAAGGCTGATGGAATTACTGATCCTGTAGCTAGAAAGGCTATACAAAACAGTATTAATAAAGCTAGAGACCAGGCAACCGTACAAGGCAGTACTCCTTTTAGGGTTGCGGGGGATGCGCCTGGATCAAAGCCGCCAGTGCCCCCTGTCAAATCTACTTCCTCAACTACACGCCAAGCAACTAAAGAAGATTTAGGAATTGGTAAGTACGATACAGTTGGGACTGTAGCTAAAAGTGCAGATGCACTTCCACCTACAGGCAGAGGCGGTCTTTGGGATCTTGCGAAAAAACATTGGGGTAAAACGGCAATCGCAGGAGGAGCAGCCGGACTGTATGGCTATGATTGGTTGACGGGAGATGATGAAAAACCAGATCCGACTGTTGTTACCACTCCAGGAGGTACAGGTCCTGCGTCTGGAGTAGTGGAAGAGACTGAAGAGGCGAGGTTAAAGAGGTTAAAAGAAGAGGAGAGGTTGAGGTTAGCTAATAGAGGTCTAGGTGAAAGAACAACAGATTTCATGAGCTCTGCTTTGAAACAATTACTCCCCGCTAATCTTCGTGAAATGTATGCATCTGATCCAAAGAGAGCTATGTTTTTAGCTGGCCAGTTGATGAAGACAACACCAGGATGGACTCCCACCAATACGTGGACTACGTTAACAGAAGCAGATGCTACTTTTGATAAACTGGAACAAGATGCGCTGGCGAAACAGCCTGAATTATTCCAGACTTACGAACTCTTAGTTGGTGAACAGGAAAGACTTCTTGGCAAACCTTTAGATTCTGATCAAAAAGAAATATTCCTTTATAGTTTATTTGATGCGGCTCAAAGTGATGACAGGTTGCAATCTATATTCAAGGCTATGGGAGATAACCCAGAATGGAAAGCAGATCCAGAAATAAGAGCAAAATTAATGACAACTATTAATAAAATATTGTCGGAACAAAATTTATCAGGTAAATGGAGAGCAGCACAAACATGACCATCATCAGGCATTTAGATGATGGGACTGTTGTTGGTTTTAAAGATGGCACAGATCTAGCTCTGGTTGAAAAGGAAATAAAAGAAAAAAACTTAGCTAAAAAGTTAGAAGCTAAAGAATTAGCTTATCGAACTGGACCCGAATATAACCCTGGAACAACCTTAGAAGATGAAGAGATAGGCTTTGGCGGCAAATCCGGAAGGGGGATATTAAATGGTCTTGTTGGCCTGGTAACAAATCCAGTTGCTACTGCTGGATATGGCCTTCAACTTGCCGGAGGTGAAGATAGTCTTCAGGAAGATGTTGGCGAAGCTTTAGTTAACCGAGCTAAGTCTGTTCAAGAAAGATTTGCCCCGGACATTGAAGGTCTTGGTCTTGCTGCAGAACTTCCAAAAGCTTTAGTTCAATTTGGTATACCAGGTGGTTTTATACTTAAAGCCGCAGGAAAAAGTAATTGGGCTGTGAAAGCTGCTGCCCTTGGCGCTGGTGAAGGCTTGGTAGCAAATGAAGATATGCAAACCATAGGGGATGCTTTCATTGGCATAGGTCCGACTCTCACTAAAGATCTGGAACATCTAGACGGACAGGAAAAAGCTTATCAAGCATTGCTTAACAAGGGAAAGGTTGGCCTTGAGGGGGCGGCATTAACTGCAGGTATCCCCGCTGTTTTTGGTTTGTTAGGTGCTACCTTTGTTGACGCTGCAAAGATTGGATCTAAAGTTCCTGGCGTAAAGCAAGCGGCAAAGGGCCTGAATGAATTTATTGAGTACACAGGTAAAGGTGTAGATAACCTATTAAAAAAATATCCCAGCGTAGATAAATTAGCCGGTCTCGTTAGGTATCGAGGCGCTTTGCCTACTAAAGAAGCTGCTGAGATTAGAGATGCACGATCAGTAGAATTCGCCGCACTTGCTTTTAAGAATCAAATTTCCCTGGATGAAGTTAACGAAACAATGACTCGTGCTTTCAAGACCGGGAAAGAAAACGGTATAACAGAAAAAAATATCATGGATGCATTAGATGATTATCTGTTTCCAGCTGATGATATTCTGACTCCGCAAGCAAATACTACTGCCTATAGCCAGGCTCTATCTAAACAAGAAGAAGCTGCAAAGATTCTAGTTGAGACTGATAAAAAACTGGGATGGGTAGGAAATAATCTAACCACTAAAACAAATGCTGATAATATAACTTCAGAATACAGCTTGT